GTTGGGTCTGAGTTACTTGCTAGTCTCATGTCCCAAGCGGCCAACCTGTTGTTCATTGCACATCCAAGGCCAGCAGGGCATCGATTGTGTCACCGGATATCTTGGGCGCGATATACGACGAGTTTCCTTGCTTATTCTTGACTTTGCCGTCCTTCCCTACGAACGTCCAACCCTGTGCGTAGTCCAACGCAGACTGGGCCACCCGCTCATACAAATCGAAAAGGGCGTCGTATGTTATGCCATACACCTCATTCAAGTACTCCCCGAACTCGGCAACCGAATGCTCTCTAGTCCCACTGACTATCCCTTGGACATTTTCTCTTCCCCCCATCTCCTTGAGTTTTGACGTCCTAACATCAAGGTAGGGGTTATCTGAGAGGCGACTCGACGTTGCGATCAACAGATCTTTTATTCCAGGCACGTATCTGTGTTCATACGCGGCAGACAGGTACTTGCCTGCCATGTAGTCTCTATCGTTGACCTGAGTGTTCCTATTTGGCCTCAGGTTCAACTTTGCCAGAACGCGCCCGAATTGCGGGACCGGACGACAACCAATGGTGCCTCGGATATACCTCTTTCGATAGAAAGTGGCATGATGACGATCGCGTTGAGGCACGACTTCGGCAACCATACCAGTCTGCCCGAAGACGTATTCAATCTCCTCTTTGAACTTCGCGATATCACCCTCGACATACCCAAGGTAGTCGTCCCCTCCATGAACGTTCGTGCTTCTCTCGATTGAGGCGCGCTCCAGCGCAGCCTGAATCATGCACATATGGTCGTACGAATTCCCGGTTGTGGTGGTCACCTCACCCGACCAGCGCTCACCCTCAACCTCACCGCATATGCCATACCGAGTCCATACGCGTATCTTTAACGTACGAGCAAATTCACGAACGAACCACACAGGAGCTCCCATTTTGCGATAGAACATAGCTTCATATTTCCTAAGTTCTTTCGGTTGACTCCCATCGTTGTTCTTTGCGTCGCTCTCCACTGGATCACCCCTGGCTTGCTCCATGATGTCTCCCAACTCCTCACCTTTCATGCCCACCGCATAGAGGGCAACATTGCCGGTATTTTTCGGATTGGAGAGAGAGAACACCTGTTTCATCCTGCGGTTAAGCTCCATAACCACAGGGCCAGTAATCGCGTTGTACATGTCCGTTCCTTGATAGACAACGCGAGGTTGTGCGCCATGATCCTTGAGAAGAACTTCTTGTTTCGCGAACACGTGTTTTGTATCCATCTCACTGTTCCACTGCGCGCCATCCAACGCCTCAACCAACCTCTTGGCCTTGGTGGGATCACATGTCGCAAGGTACTCATCCATGAGATCCTTGTCAACTCGTATGTCCTCCAGAGCATCGAACTTGGCCATGAGCAACTCATGGCCACGCTTGAAGGAATCAATGTTGATGAGAGAAGGGCGGTAATCGCACCTCTTCTTCATTGCATGCGTGGTCGCACCAGCCGTATTGCTCGGCACAGTGAGCGGAACGCCAGCCAATATCGCGCCTTTGGCAACCCCGACTCCAGTCTCTGGGTCATCATTCTTAACGCGGCAGACATTGACATTCGCTTTGATGTTCTCGAATTTAACCTCGTGGTCATAGGTTGTGAAAGTATTGGACTCCAGCCCATCTTCCTTGACCGCTTGGCGAGCTCCAGCTCTTTGCTTACGCTTGTTCGTGACATCGATGGGGGGTAAGGCCCCAAATTGAATTTTTGTGTTTTTCTTTTTGTATTGCATTCTGAC